TTTACAATGTCTTTCAAAAAATCCATAATTATCTCCTCAAAGTCTTAAGATACTTCAATACTTCTGCTCTTACTTCCATTAACTCATTAAAACATTTCTGATTATGAGCGCACCCACGGAGAGCATGGTCTGGTTTATGCACTGACTCTATGTAAAGATCTAATCCACGATTCCATTTTTGATCTTTAGTTTCCTCTTGAAGAATTGCGTTCTGATCTTTCATCCGAAAAATAATTCTAGGTTTACAACTTTCTCAACCTTCCATCCTATAGCATCTAGGATAACTTTAACAGGTTCTAAGAAAGCTTTGTCAAATTGTAGGTCATAATCAATGTATTTGTCAAGACCAAGTTCTAAAGGAAACTCATTAATAAAAGAAATAACATTCTCTCTAATAGGATTTGCCTTTTGTAAATAACAGAACTTTATCTTCTCACCATTATTAATCAGAGAATATTTATTATCTAATTTATTCTTCTTAATATAATAATTAAAAAGAAGTGCTCCACGACAATGAATAGGAGTTCCCTTACCATAGATGGTAGCAGGAGACTTGTGCTTATTTACATCAGATACTGTTCTTGGAAAAGCAATCTCCTCTGGAGGTAACTGTTTAAACTTTACTCTAGCATCATCAATAAAATCAATTATCTCATCCTCAGTTCCACTCATCATCAATTGAAGTGCATCTTTAATCATTTGACGACAAGGTGCTGGTGTTGAGGATTTAACTGCCTCAATACCCATCATCTTTAATTTTGGTTCTTCATATCTAACTCCTTCACTATCCCATACATTTAAAATATATCTTTTCTTAGCAGTCCATATACCTCTGTCAGCAATGTTCTCTCTCTTCATGAACATCTTCTGATCATAAGCATTTACATAAGACGCCAAGTCTTCATAGGATTTATCAATAAAGGGTTCCAATTTGTCTTGACAAATCTGGTCCAGAATGGAAACAATCTTAGCTTTATCATCAATCTTATGACTAAAAAATTTATCCACAAGAGGTCCGAAATTGATGTATACTGAATCAGTATCTGATGCCACCACATAGTCTACTTCTTCCGTACTAAGTAACTTATTCAAATAGGTATTTATGCGGTTCTCAATCCATCTAATTGAAACTTGACCAGAAAGAGTAATAGCCTCAGCATTCTCTACCTTATAATACCTGAAGTACTGATTGCCGATAGCACCATAAGCAGAGTTAAGAGAGATCTTTTTCGCCATTTGAATGTTATTGCATCTTGCAATTTCCTTTTCCAATGCCTTAGTGGGGGTCTTCTCATATTCTTGTTTAGCAGCTAACATTCTTTTCTTGAAGATGACTCTCTCTGCATACACCTTCTCCATCAATTCAGGAAGAAATCCTTTTACATCTTTTCTATATTGTGCTCCATTAGCACAAGTAGCATATTCACCATCAATCTCTGTCTCCTCAGTTAGAAACCCCTCAACGCTCGCGCTGGGATGTCTAGTCTCCCTGAGTGTTTCCGGGGAGATGTTATACTGCATGATAAGATGAGGATACAGGGAATTAAGATCAAAGCTAACGACCCAATCATACTTACCTGGTTTCGGTTCTTTAACATATGCACCTGCGTACTTATCGTTTTTCTGTGATCTATTCTTTGGTGGAATAACAATATTCCTTTTCTTTAAATCATTATAGATGATAGTGTCCCACATTCTAACTTGGAACATTACATCAATGTAATTAACCTTAGCAGTATAAGCCATTGTCAAGGCTAATTCAATAAGCTTCATCTTGTCTTCCAGACGGTCAACAAGTTCTACGTCAATAATGTTATAGTCAACAAACTTCTTCCAATTTCCAGTATAGAAATCTTTAAAAGTATCAAACTCAGAGTGGTCTAATTTTTGTTGTCCCAACTCTACTTGAGCTATGTAGTCCAATCTATAAGATTCTTGTGCTTTGTATGTGAACTTCTTATACAACTCCAAGTAATCTAAAGTTGTGAGTCCAGCAATATCATAAACATTATATTCTCTACCTGAAATGAAAACTTGTTCATGTGTAACAAGTCCCCAAGGTGAAAGAAGTTTCAGCTTCTTATCACCCATTATTCTACTAATCCTTCCACATAGATATGGAATATCATATAGACGTACATTCCATCCAGTAATAACATCTGGAGGATTCTTAGACCAATGATATAAAAATGAGTTGAGCATTGCAACTTCATCATCAAAATAATAATAAGTTACATTATCTTGAGTAGGAGTATATGGCTTTCTTCCCCATGTAGTAATCTGTTTGGTAGTATAATCCTGCAAAGATATGGTAAGCATCTCCTCAGAACAAGAGTCTGGATCAGGGAACCCATGTTCAGCCTGAACCTCAATATCCATTGTTACTAGTTTGATCTTATTAATATCAAACTTAATTTCTTCCTCTGGGTATTTGTCAGAAATATATTGATAGACATATCTTTCATTACCATAGATATCAAATCCATCAATAGCATCATACTTTTTATAGAATTCTCTACAGTCCCTTACCAATCCAGGGCGAATAGGTTCTACACTATCTCCCTCTAGAGTTCTATATTTACTTTTCTTCTTTGATTTAACAAACAAAGTAGGAGCATATTCTTCCTTGAAGATTACCTTCTCCCCATTCTCATATCCACGTACCAAAAAGTTGTTTCCAACCATCTGGACATTAGTATAGAATCTCATTCTTTATCTAACAGCTCCTCATACTTCTTACTAAGTTTATTATTAGGATCAACAATAGTCAAGATTTTATCAGAACTCAACATAAAACTATTCTGATTAGTCACATTTAATAACCAAGGTTCTAATATATTATCATCTTTCACTACAAAAGGTTCTGTGAGTCTGCAGTCAGGTTCTCCCAATTCTGATGAAACTTCCTCAATCTGACTCAGAATCATCTGATTGTTCGTCAGTAATAAGAGCTTCAGGTTCTTGATTTCCATTTTTTTCTATTCCTTTTTCGTAGATTTCTTTTAATTGTTCAATTGGTTCTACTATAGTTATAACCCATTCAGCTACTACTGGAATTTTCTGGTCTCTACTAAGAGGCATCCAAGGAGTAATTTGAATCTTGTAAGGAGACTTGCTTTTTCCATCTTTAACAGAATCCCCAATAAGTTTTACAGTACCAGGTTGATCAAATACATATCCCACTACCTTTTCATCAACAACCATTTCTGCAATATCTGCTATAACATCTTCACCAGATTTTAACAGAGCAAGTTTAATAGTCATAATATTTTTACCTTATCATAAAGTTCTACTATTTCCTTACATGGATCAGCCATAGTTCTTTGTATTCCTTTTATATATTATACCACAACTTTACCAATTCTCCAACTACTCTCTCATAAAACTAACCCATCCAGTTGCAATATATTTGGTTTGTGTTTTACTGGTAATCCCATGATGGGGATGGGTCCAAAATGCAGGCCATATCAACGCATCTCCCACTCTTGGTTGAATTTTTTTCTTCTGAGTGGGGAAATTAGTATATCCACCATCATATACATCATTTAAATATACCATCCATGCCATTATTCTTCTTGATTCAATTTCACCTGGTCCATGTTCACAGTGTACTGCCAAATATCCACCATTAGGATTATATTTCTGAACATTATAGTGATCATGCAATGTCCATGAATGTAGTCCCTCTAAAAAAGGATATTTGTCCTTATAAGAACGCATCAGTTTATCAAGATAACTATGCAATTGAAACATACAACTATCTTTTAGTTTTGCAAAACGATATCCTTTATCAATACTATCTTTTA